GATAACTGAGGACCCATACCACCACTACCATCAACACCATGACAAGCGGCACACTGTGTATAGTGTTTAGCACCCACAGCAACTTCTGGTGCAACTTCTTTCTTCTCAACTACCTTGCGGAAACAAAATGTGCCTCTATCTCCGCAGATGTTTGAGAATCCCAAACTGCGATTTTCTCCTGCGCCCAAGTATGCTATTGAAGCACCTGTAGCACCAAACATTAAAATAAAACCTATCACTACTTCTTTCATTAGTATCCCCCAATACTTGTAACGAGAAATAGACTGCCTATAGCAAGCACAGGCATCCACAACGCAATACTAAACCACCATTCATTGATCTTCATCAAGACCTCCACTTTGCGTTTCCACGCAATGCAAAATACAACCCAACAAAATATAAACTTACATGCAGATAATCATATAACAGTACAGTCATTAAATTTGCGGGTGCGCTAATCCAAATAACACCTGTCACAATACAGGTCATTGTAATACCAGAAAATCGTGTCAACAAATCACCAAGACCAAGGTAGTCTTTGAATCCAAGTATGCCACCCACAATCAGTCCAATACCTGCTCCGATCTCTCCATATGTTACAAACCACCACACAATATATGGTAGTCCGAATGCTTCTGCGGTTGCTTCAGTCACAGGTAGTTTGCTGATGCCTTGTTGCAGAAACAATATACTGATTGGTATCCGCAACAAAAACTGAGCAATCGGTGCAGGAACTTTAGGAATGTTTATCATATCAATAATCTAGATCCCAGTGACTTACCCTTCTCGACTTAAATCCCAACGCACCTTGTTCGGTGGCGATGGGGGTGTTGGCTTTTTTACATTATGAAACACTCCCCATGTGATAAACACACATGCAATCAAAATCTGATGCCCAATAATACTGTAACCAATAAAGAGTAGTTCTGCGGTGTAAATGCCAAATGCAATACACCACATACTTGCCAATAAACTCGTTAGCAAGAAACGATACTCTACAGGCGAATGCTTCAAGGCATTCTTTGTGCTGTCTAATAGACCATAGGCAAACTTACCTAAGTTTATCCAACCCATCATTGTGATTTCCTTATTTCCAATTCTAATTCAATAATTTTCTTCTCTAACTTTGATGCTTTCTTGGTCTTACCCTTGACGGATGCTTTCAACAATTTCAACCAAAGTTGAGCAAGTTTGTTTTTTATATAACTCATTTAAAACTATCCAACCCACCGTCTGAGTCATAATGCAGTCCATCATTGCCATTTTGCCCGATGATGTCTATACGTTCGTTGTTCTCTTTATACCATTCTTGGTTCTTCCATTGATCTTCTTCTTGTTCTTCGTATTCTTTGCGATTGTACCCAAACCCAATCTCAGTGATGTTATTCTTGATGATTGTCTCATCATCCCATGCTTCGCCAAGAGTAGGTTCGTCTTTACGATACTGTGCGATTGCTTCTTCTAGGGATACTTCACGGGTTGAGACGATTGTCTCTCCAAGATGCTCTTGTGAAAACTCACGAGTTTCTTCACATACGACAGTATCAGATGCGTATGCTTCGGGTGTACACGGATACTTGCCCGCACAAGGCATTCCTTTGGAGCATACCCAAATTGGTTTTTCAACATCATCTGGTACTTCTACGACATACCGCATTCTGTACTGAGATACGGTATCAACCATTACATACTTAGGCATTACTTCGCTCCCATTCAACCCAAGACAATTCATCTATGTATGCGTCCTCCCCCAAGGCATCAATCTGCTTTTGAAGTAAATTGCCTTGGATATACGCTTGGATACCAACTGAGGTCTGTGCGACCTCAGATGCTTGCAAGAACTCAACCGTGTCTTTCAACACGGCAAGCAAATTAGAAGTCGGCATAACCACCCTCCTTCTTGACAATGGCATATGCCTCCTCACGAGTGTGGACTGTAAGTCCACGCTCTGCGATGTATTCTGGTCCAATCCAGATTACCTCACAATAGCGACCAGTAGCACCTTGTGCTACAGCGGCAGCACCCTTCACAACAGAAGGGTACTTGACCTTAGTAATGTCGCAAGAATCAACCCAAGTTTCAACGTACATAATGTAACTCCTCTCTCAACTACAGGTGTAGTATCTCATAATCAGAAACCCATGTCAACACTTTTTTGAAAAATATTTGAAAAAAAAATGGGGTCTTTCGACCCCATCCCTCCTATGCCTTTCCCTCAAGTTGTTTCTCTAGTTTTTCGACCTTACGACTCAACTTGCGAATCATTTCTCTGAGATTATAGAAATCCCGTTCGGACATAAGAACTCCTCTGTTGTTTTTTGAGAATGGGCGGTTGCCCTAAACACTTGCGTCTTCGCTCAATTTAACTAGTTTAATATCCCCATTGTTTGTGCGTTCAACTCTTACATAATCATTCATAGATTCAATGATCGTAAATACTGAATCAACTGCTTGTTCTCTGCCAGTATTTTGACCAGATCGAAAGGAAAAGTAAGTGCACAGTGCTATTGCTCCAAAGAATAAAAACTCAGGTGGGACTACCATTTATAATTCTCTCCTCAAATGCATCATAAAACATACCTTGTACATTGTCGCACGATAAAGTCAATAATTGCAAAGGATCATCTGTGCGAGGAAATAAAAAAGTAAACGTCACTTCACGATTATTTAGTGCAATGTACTCCATATAGGCAACTCTATTCATATTATCTGCACGATTAGCACGGGTTTCGGGTCCGTAACAATCAGTCCCATCATATACATTTGCCACACTCACATCATTATCTATTAGAAAATCAAAACCAAGACAGTACAATTCCTTGTGTCCCATTTTGATTGCTTCCTTCATAGCATTCATGCCCGCATTAGATCGACGACCTGTTGTTTCCTCAAAACATTCATTCCACCCTGGCACGATGAACCTCAATCTTGGGACTTTACATTCCCCTTTGTCTATTGCGTAGTTGATTTCTCCGATAATCTTATCATCTATAGCAACCAAGTAATCGGGCGTGAAATCTCTGTATAACGCATTGCATCCGAATATGGTTCCTTTATTCCGCAATGACTCAAGATCGAAACCTTTGCGTGATGTACCGTTGCCAATAATGTATGCTTTCACCAATCGTTTGCTCTTTGTGGAATATACTCTTTAATGACAGGCATTGAGATGCCTTTTGGTAATTGCTTGTTGACTGCTAGTAACAGCAACTCTGAATCATCTGGGTCAACTGACTCTAACATCTGCAAAAACAGTTGCTCTCTCTTGACTTGCTTAATTCCCTCGTTAAACGGCACATTGTTACCTGCACAGAAGTACAACATCTTCTTTTTGTTGATGTCTTGTATCAACACATGCTGTAATTCAGAACTCTTTTCCATCTTTTTAAATGGTGGGCGTGTGCTAGGAATCAACCAAGTGATGCGAGGATCACATATAAATGTCAGCAAGTCTTTGAGTGCAGGACTTGAATTATCTTTTAGAACTTGTACCTTTTCTGGTTTGGTTCTCTTTTTCCCTGCCTTATCTAAAATTTCAGCAAGACCTATTATATTTGCCATCAAAATTCTCCGATGTGTTCCATAAGATTTTGTAGTCGATGTTTAATAAAATAGTTCATGAGTTTTTCACGACCATTTCCTTTTGTTTTATATTGATTTAGCACTTGCTCCGATATTTGATTCGGAACCATATCCAAGTCAACCAATTGCTCATTGCGTCGATATCCTCTTAACATCTTTTCATCACAAAATGATTCGGGATCAAGTGCTTGCCACTCTTCAATCTTTGTTGCTCGTATTGGTTTCTGTCTCTTATCTGAAACAAAGCAGTCATCGTCCGACATAAAGTTCGGAATGCCATCACTCCTATCGCCCATTAGAATATGCTCACGTTTGAACTTTTCGGGGTTGTCTGTGCGGAGAAACTTATCTTGTGATGGTGACCACTGATCGACATTGACATACTTCTGCAACTGCATAAAGTCTTTGTCCGACGATAAAATCAAAATCTTTTCGTCACCGTCTCGTGCTAGAAACGTACCGTTTACATGACACAACGATGCGATGATGTCATCTGCTTCTGCACCATCAACACGAATCACTTTGTATGGGAAGTTCTCTTCCAGTTCATCACGAACTGCATGAAGTGTGTCAAATATAATTGTCCAATCAATACCACTCTGCTCACGCAACTTCTTGCGAGATGCTTTGTAGTATGGAAACACATCCTTACGCCAGTAGTGTGATGCGTCACAGCAAATCACTACCTCGCCATACTTGCCATTGAAACGATTCCGATAAGAACGTATCGTGTTGAGTACGATATGACGCATCAAATCTTCAGTAACGTCCATACCGTACTTCTTGGAACCCACTTGTTGCATCAGGGATGAAATAATCACCTGACTTAAATCAACTAATATCATAACTACCCTGCTACTCTGACAGTCTTCCATCCCATTTGATGTTCTTGGAACTCACCGTAAAACATATCAACCCATGTTCCTGTCTTGAGGTAGGACTGAATGTTACGAATATATCCCTCACACTGATGATATTTTGCCTTCGCACCCTTGATATCATTACGCATCTCTGATTTGTATTTGGTCATCAGTGACTTCTGCGTCTTGATGTACTGTTTGCAGTTCTGCATTGACAGTGGATGATCCTCATCGAGTTGTAACACAGTTGAGTGAATAGTCTTGTATTCAGGTTCACCTTTTGCTGCTCTTGCTTTTGCAAGACGTTCACGCAACTCGTCACGTTGCTCTTCAGTCAGTTTGCGTTTCTTTGTCATTACGCATCTCCATTTCAAACAAGTCATGATCTAAATCTGAGTTTACATTATAACCCATATTAACCATCATGTCAAGTTTCTCTTGTTCCTCTTCAGATGCCTCTCTGCCACTGACCAACCATAAAGACTCAAATAGTTCATATTTTGCCATCGAGGACTCCCTTCAGCAGTCCTTCCCATTGGGCGAGTGTCAACTCCCAATTGTAGAAGTTGTCTACAAATATCTTCTGAATCCTCATGCGTTCTTGCATGTTTTGAATTTCTTTGATTGTGCCGTACAATGTGTTTGCAAACACGTTCGCATGAATCCGATTCTGTTCTGTCCACGGATATATTAAACCAAACTTATTGACCGTCTCTGGTAATGCACCCATGTTCGGGCACACTACCGCACACCCCGCACTCATTGCTTCTAAAGCGGCAATACATGATGTCTCTGGCCAAATGCTAGGATATGCAAAAATGTGTGCCCTCGTGAGTGCCTCCCGAACCACCTCGTTTGGTTGAAACCCGTGATAGGTCATGTTCGGATGCGCTTTAATTTTTTCAAACAGTGCCTCATATGGTTTGTCTCTTTGGTTCCACCCATAAATGGAGAATGATGAAAATACATCTAGATGAATATCAACGTCTGTCTGTTCAATCATCTGCTCAATCACAGGAACTAGAATCTCTAAACCTCGATGTGGTGTGGTGTGATAGATGAGTCTGATCGGACCATCAAATTCTTTCTCGTGCTCTTCAATCGGTGTCACTGCATTAGTGATGACAACACCCTTCTGATATGGCACACCTAATCCCATGTTATACGTTTGCTGTTGGTGATGCGATACAAACACCAATTGGTCAAACCGTTCCAAACTTTTAGGGTCTTTGAGGTGTTGACTTTCGGGGTCATCCCAAGTGTCGTGTAACCACAGAATGTTTTTCTTATTTGGGTCAATCTTACGCACTCGTGAACAGATGATGTGAAACTTATCCCGCAATTCGGGGTCAAGTCGATCCATCAATCCATGATACATGTTCTCTGTACCACCCTTACTGTTGGGTGCTGTGCCATTATCATTCAATCCATCGTCTGTACCGATTTTGAATGTATCGTCACCTGTCACTTTCAGTTGTGTTTTCATTTTAGTTTGTCAAACCCCCGACCTGTTTTTGTATCATAACACCATTCCACGAATCCATTGATAAACTTACGATAGAGTTCGGTGTCAACTTCTTTATTGACAATATTTTCATAGAGGCAACGACCGTATGTACGAATAGGTTTCTCAAATAGAATTGCCTCGTACCCTGTACCTGAATTGATGACATGCACTTCCGAACAATCTTCCATCAAATCGTGTAGGTGTACATTCTCAATCCACGTTGCGTGTTCGTGCTTCAGTGTCTCTTTCTTGAGTTCAGACATTGAACTCGGATTGACAGGATGTCCTTTGACAACAATCTGCTTACCTTGTTCCTTTGCGTATTCAATCGACTGCTTGAGACCGTCAATTACTTCCACATCAGAATGATAGATGATTGTTTCATCGTGCGGAATCTGACACACAAATAGAATAAATCCTGGGTCAAATAACTTTTGACCTTTCTCTGGTTGTAGATTTTCAAACTTTGTACCACCACCTTTGATATGTTCCGTGAGGTCATCAAAGTGTGGTGCATTTACTTCACCTAACGGAAAGTGATTCCATACAGACGAACCACCTTCCCAACCCACGGGGTCAATACTGAACAACCACGGAAACACTGTCTGCATGTAATACCGAACCTTTGTGTCTCCCTCTACAAAGAAGTTGTTCTGTTGCTTGTGTGGTACATACACGATGTCAGCATCCATATACTGTACCATTTCAGGTGAGAACTGCCACAGTGGTCTTTCTATAATCAGTGCTTTTGGATGCACCTTTGATAGATGCTCAACAAAGTTGTGCCAATGTGTACGAATCGGTTGGATGTATCCTCGCCCTTCAGGGACAGGACCCTCCTTGAATGTCACATCTAGTCGTGGTTTGAGGATTAGTATTTTGTCTGCCATATCCTATCTCTTGCTCCATGAAAATATGAACCCCATGCTTCTTTTGCTTGCACATAAGTCACATTCTTGTGTTTTCTATCTCCCTTACCCGTCCAAATTGTTGAACCTTCAACAAACTCCCAATCCATAAAGTTTGAGGGAATACCATAAAATTCCAGTTTGTCTTTGTGTTTGTCGTGTGCCTCGTTAAGTGCTCGTTGATCTATGAACCATTGAAACGGACCTTTCGCAATATTTTGCCGAACATCTTGCGTGAACTCTCGTGCACCCTTGTTGACATACACCGCACCTGCCGCAATCTTAGAACCTTGCGTTTCCCATTCACCCGTGTTTGCTAGTGGTTCACGGAAAAACAATCCAACATCAGCATCTCTAAACTGCGACCAATCAATTTCATTCATCACTAAACAGTCAGCGTCCAATACCAATGCTTCGCTCAACCCGTGTGCCATCAGTTCTGGCAGAATCATAAACCGTGCACAGGCATAGTAAGTTCTTGAGTCAATACCACTCAAGTCTGTACGTTCAAACGAATAGGTGACTCCAATGTCTTCTTCAAGAACCATAGATATTCCATGACACCCTCTGTCTGGGTTGACAACGTGTGCGTGTATCTGCTCACCCGCCCCGACCGCAGAGTATGCCAGTGGTACGAAATGCTCAACATAGTATTTCGCATCACATGCAACTAATAATGTTTTCCCTTGAGGAATCGTTCCACCAAACATATTATTTACCAATAATGTCGTATTGCCCATATGCGAGGTAATCCACATCGGGTTCTAGAGGTTTACATTTTGCATCATATGCTTCTTGAACTGTATCGTGATACAACTGAACTAGTTCAGGTCTCTTGTGTGCTTCTGGTTTGCCAGTAAACCAAGCGGGTTGCCACGGTTGCGATTCCATCTTCGTGTAGTGTAGATGCCACAGTTCATCCATCGGAGTATTGTCACCGTCCAGTGAGTTCCACTTTGGATGTAATGGTTCTACCAAGTCGTGGTTGCCACTGAACTGCCTAATGTAACGTTGATGTGTTTCTGGTATTTTCTTCATGCGTTGTACAGGAATGAGATACTGTTGTGCCACCGCACAGTCAATCACCATCACACAGAACTCGTGCCCTCCAAACCGATTGCCGACTCGTGCCGCAAATGGTTTGCCATTGAGATTAATGTTGTAAAGTTCAGTGATATCTTTGAAGTTTAACATATCACAATCAGTATAGATTGCCTTGCCCTCAAACCCACATGCTTCTGGGATTGCCCATCGATATCCTGAAAACGGAGTTGACCAAGTGTGAGTCTTCCATCCACCCCAAATGCTCGTCAGATCAGGTGTCTGTCGCATCCATGTAATTTCAAGGTTACTTGAAGAATTCTTGCATAGCGTATACTCATACGCCATCTCAATTTCTTTGTCCTCACCATTAGCACTTGTGCCAATAAACATTCTGATAGTTGACATTGAACTGTTTTTCTCCTAATATTTCATTTGTAATTTATACTATTATACATAAACTTCTGATCAATGTCAACTTTTTACAAGGTGTTTCCTATGAATTTTTGCACCGACGAATGCGTTGTAATATTCATCGGGTTTCAATAGAACATCATTTTCCACTTGATATTTTAATTCATAATAACTGAGTTCACCTTTGGACTGACACAGTTTCAATATCTCACGTTTGAAATTGTGTTTACCTGTTGATTCAACTAACTCTTTGACTTCTTCACTGGAACCATAATAATCTTTCCAATCGGACTCGACCCGCTTGGTTCGCTTGCGGGTCTTGCCCTTGAGGGGTGGGAGTTTGCGTACTGACCAGAAATTCTTCTTTCCAACATACTTTAGGTTGGTTGTCAAATTTGTAATCAGATACACAAACCCCTGTGCATCATCTATATTATTTGATTCAAATATCTTACCGTCTAGTGTCCAAGGATTCGTATAACTCACTGATCATCTTCATTGTCATCTTCGTCTTCTATATAGTCACTAAAGTCATCCTCGTTTTCTGTGGTTCCTTCTTCTACCACGGAATCTGGTAGATCGGTCCCACAAAATGGGCAGTAAACGGGTTCTTCTGTTTCATCCTCATCATATGCTAATTCATACTCAGAGGCACAATCTGGGCATGTTACCTCTAATACTGTATATTCATCAGTATCTTTCATGCAGCGTATGCCTCATCCCACGATCCTTTGAGTCCTGCTACCTCGTACTCTGTAACACGATTTTCAAAGAAGTTGGTGTGATCTGCACCGTTAAGCACCCACTCCAACCAAGGTAACGGATTCTCTTTGACTTTAAAGTTTGTCTTGAGACCTAATTGAAGTAATCGTCTATCTGCAATATAACGAATATATTTTTTGACTTCTTCTTTAGATAGTCCCTCAATTTCTCCCATCTCGTATGCCAAATCAATAAACTTATCTTCTAATTCGACCGCTAAACGTGACATTTCATAAATTTCTGCTTTGAATTCAGTGTCTACGATGCGAGGATGTTCATTGCAGAACGAACGGAATAGTTTTGAGTTGCCTTCTACATGCATCGACTCGTCACGAATCGACCACTCAACAACCTTACCCATACCTTTCATCTTACCAAAACGTTGGAAGTTCAGTAGCATGACGAATGATGCAAACAATGCAACACCTTCGTTGAATACAGACTTTGCAAGTGCGAGTCCAAGACCACGTTGTGTGCTTGGGTCTGCTTCCATCATGAACTCAACCTTATCGACCATCTCTGTGTATTCAAGAAACTTGTGATACTCTGACTCTGGCAATCCAAGTGTTTCGTTGAGTAGTGCATAAGCACGTTGATGTATTCCCTCACGTGCAGCAAATGATCCCAACATATTACGGACTTCATTGTTCTTGAACTTAGGAATAAATTGATCATAGTAATTTTGTCCTACTGCAACGTCTGACTGTGTGAACAATCGTAATACGTTAGTGATATAGTCCTTTTCTGTAGCAGTGACCTTACCACCTTTCCAATCGGTGACATCCTCTGACAGATCAATCTCATCTTCGATCCAGTGTGCCTTTTCATGACGAGTTGTAATCTCAGTTGCCCACGGATAGTAGAATGGTTTGTATGTAGTAGAAAACTCCATCAAACCGCCAGACTTCTTTTTCAACAAAGTGTCTGCCTTCTGAATCAACTGATCATATCCACCGATGTGCTTACCATCGATAAAAATCTGTGGCACTGAATTTACTGGACGATTCTCAGAACCTTTTAAGATATTCTCTTGAACACCGTTTAGTCTCTGATAAAATCCAAGTCTCTGCTCTTCATCGTCCAACTTATTTTCAGTGTATGTAAATCCATGTGTGTCAAACCACTCTTTTGCTCTAACGCAAAAAGGACAATCGGACTTTGAATACAGAACTACTTCCATTTCTCTTACCCCTGACATGCAACACATTCCTCTTGTGTTTGTGTTTGTTCTCCGAACTCTACGAGTCGGTCTCTCTCGATTTTCTGTGCGACATTCTCCGCACGGTTTGATGTTTCAGTTCTCAAATAATACAGACCTTTGCATCCATACTTCCATGCATTGTAATGCACTGTGTGAATATACTGACGACTTGCACCTGCTGGAAAAAACACATTGAGTGACTGCCCCTGACACAGATACCGTTGCCTTGAACCACCAAGATACACAATCCAATCTTGGTTTAGTTCGATTGCAGTTTTGAACACTGCTTTGAGATGCTCATCTAAAAAATCAAGATGCTGAACCGAACCACCATTGGTAATAATAGACGACCAAATTTCTTGCGTGTCTTTACCAATCTTTGCGAGTTCTTCTTGTAAATACTTATTCTTCATCAAATGCGACCCCGCACGAGTACGAGATGTAAACGCATTTGCTTTCCACGGTTCAATTGATGGTGAAGTGTTGCCAATCAACGACGAATTGGCATTTGGTGCAATCGCAAGAAGGTGTGCGTTTCGTCGCCCTGTCCCTTCCATATCTGGTGCTTCACCACGTTCTTTACCTAATACTAATGTTTCGGCAATTGCCTCATTCTGAATATGTTTGAAAATAATATCATTGACTTCCCGTGCCTTTTCACTTTCAAATGCGACACGGTGCTGTTGTAGATACGAATGGAACCCCATCGCACCCAAACCTAAACTTCTTTCTTGAGTTGCACTATAACGTGCCTTTGAGATTTCGTCTCCTGCGTGGTCAATGAAAAACTGCAAGACGTTATCAAGAAAGCGAATGAGATCACGAACAATAGTGGTATCCTTCCACTCATCAAATCTCTCCAAATTGAGTGACGACAGACAGCAAACTGCTGAACGATTATCACTTGTCGGTAAATGAATTTCGTTACACAGGTTTGAACCATGAATCTTCAATCCTTTCTTTTTCATAGTTTCTGGTAGATATGCGTTTGCGGTATCAATAAAGTTGAGGTATGGTTCACCTGTTCTGTATCGTGTCTCCAGTAGTGTTTCCCACAAGTACCTTGCACGGAGTGTATCACGCACTTCACCAGAGTCAGGATCAATAAGTTCCCAGTGAGCATCTGCTTGTATAGCAACCATGAATTTGTTCGTGATATTAACTGCGTGATGTAGATTCAAACACTTGCGATTGACATCTCCAGTAGGAACACGCATATTGACAAATTCAATAATGTCTGGGTGATCAATATCAACGTATGCGGCGTAAGAACCTTTACGAGTGCGCCCCTGACGATAGGCAACCATATCGGCATCAACCGTGTGCAAGAACGGCATCGGTCCTGGTGCTTTCTCAGACACCGCACGAACGTCAGACCAGTGTCCACCAACACCACCACCTTTGACCGACAACCAACGGAGTTCTGCCGAATGCTCAATCAGTCCATCTAGCGAATCTGGCACATAAGTAAGGAAGCATGAAATCGGCAGTGCTCTGATTTTTTCTCCAAGCATCGGTGCATTTGACAACACAGGTGACGAAAACATAAACCAACCCTTTGACGCACCATCATAAATGCGTTGTGCCAACTCCATGTCGCCATAGGCATAGGCAACAGCAGCACGAGCAAATGCGTGTTGTGGTGATGGTTCGTCTGGTAAACAGTAGTAATCTTTGAGAAGTTTGTAACCTTGTTCTGATAAAATGTCGTCACGGGATAGTTCAATTCGTATGCCTAAGTGTTCTGTCATTCTTCTTCCTTATAAACACAAAGAGACCCAACCTATAATAAGTGCAAACGTTATTATAGTTTTGTAGGTCTCCTAAAATATATTCAGATTCGTTTCCAATCACGGATTGCCAATTTGAGGGCAAGATTGGTGTGAGTGTTTTTATTTATCATAGAGACAATTTGTTGAGGTGTAAATCCTTCCAGTACCAAGTCGTTGATGTCTTTACCCTCAACGTGTCTTGGCCAAATGAAGACGGAGTATCCCCAACGATATGCTTTTTCTATCAGTGCAATGAGGTCTTTGTTTCTGGGTTGATTATCAAACACCAATGTGACCATGCCCTTTGGTAGCATCTTCATTGCTTTAACCAAGTCCGAACCACCGCAAGCAACAGCATTCGGAAGGAACATACTATCTATGGGTCCTTCCACCACATAGATTGGTTCCGTTGTGTCAATGGACTCAAGACCATAAATCAAGGGGTCATTGTTGGTGAGTCGGACTGTAACATATCTAGTTTTACTTCCACTAATGGATCGACCCTGAATACCAATGAGTTGTCCATCACGATTTCTAAAAGGTATAACAATGCGTTTATCATTTAATAGTCTCCCTTCGTATACATCAGGACGTAGATTCTCTAACATCGAGTAATCTTCTGCGTAAAATAAATCGTGCCACTTTTCTTCAGGGATACGTCTTGTCTGTACATACAATACAGCAGGATGGGCAGACGGTAGATCAGACAATCGCATCGTATATTTTAATAAGTCACCATCGTCTTTGTGTGTTGACTTAGGGGCAAAGGACGGTGTATAATCTGTGTTTGCTATACGACGACCACTGTGCCTCTCAGCAAAGGTTTCGGTGTTGTATTGCTGATACAGATTTGGGTCAACTTGCTCAATTAGTTTACTGAGATGCCCTGAGAATCCACAGTTGTGGCACTTATAAAATAGACCATTGTCGCCCTCAAACAAGTACCCCCGTGCCTTGTGTCTATTTTTAGAGGAATCTCCACAGATAGGGCAACGAAAATTGTACAGTTTGTCTGACTTGCGACTAAAACGGTTTAGTTTTGAGGACAGGAGTCCGATATATTTGTGATCAATCCATAACATGGAGACCATTATACAGATTTATGGGGAGTGTGTCAAGAGAAGAAACGTTTGAATATTTCCATTTGTGCTAATATAAACCCAACCGTAGCGGCAATACCAGTAATAAACCACTTGCTTTGTTCAATACGTTTGACTCGCTCAGAAAGCACAGCAAGTTTCGATTTAATTTCTTCATCATCTTCGGACTGTTGCTCGATGTGTGCTTGTTGCATCAGCACCATCTTATCCAAACTTGTGGTGAGGTCTGACAATTTGTCGATTGTCACATCCAACTTCTCTACAACCTTCTGAAGTCCTTCGACTTCTTTCTTCATGACCGCAATGTCTGTGTGGATGCTATTTGGTTCTTCAAACGCCATCACTGTGCCTTTTGGGGTTCTTGTTCTTGTGTAGTATTTAGGTCTGTGACACTCACTGCACGTTCGTAGTATACTATTATTTCGGTTTGTTGATTCAAATACCTACGGAGTTCTGCAATATTCAATGCAAGATTTTCATAGTCTTTAATTGCCAACGCAACATACACTAATTTACCATTTTCTTTGGTAAACTCTTTAACAAACTCATCATAGTTTTCTTTGTTAACAACGTAAACACGAGTATCAATTAGACTCAGTGGTTTCGGTCTGGGGACTATCGGAACTGTCGTCTTCTCGATTTTGGTTACCACCTTGATCTCTGGTTCCGGTTTTGTCCCCCAAGGAAAAAGACTGCAACCAGTGAGGAAGAGGGGTGTCACCATCACCGCCAGAATCTTTCTCCAAGTCCCTCCATAAGTTTGCTGTCGCACCATTCATTTTTCCTTCAAGTAAAGCAGGTTTCTTTATTGCTAATGCAGTAAGGTTGTGTCGTCTTAGTTTTGACTGTAACTCATCACCGTACTGTTCTGCTTTTTGTAAATCTGTTTGTAGTCTTTTATTTTCTTCCGAAAATTTTGCTATATTTTTTTGCAAATATTTGATGCTTTCCTCACTTGTGTCTAATACAAGTTCAAGTTTTGCATTATTTTCTTTAAGAACTTCGACTCGTTCTTGCAAATCAGTCACATATGTATAACCACCAAAACCGACACCACCTAATATAGAAAGCAATAATAATACCACATATATCATAACTAGTCCACTCTTAATTCAGGATCAGGAGTCTTAAATCCTTTTTTACGCATTACTGTCTTTGCGACCAAATCAATCTCTTGATTCTTCGGATCATACTTTAGAACAAATGGCATATTGACATCTGTTTTCATATCCTTGATGACTGCTTCGGCATCAGGATTCATATCCGAAATTTTTTTACCGTGCTTGGCATATGACTGTTTGAATAATCGTGTTAATTCTGCTGTCGTAATTTGCTTTTTGTTTCTCTCATCATTCACTCTATCTAAAAAGTGACGAGTAAAATTGACATCTATGCCAACTTTTGCAAACAACTTATCGGCATACTTTTCAATCTGATCTAAGTCTGATCTGGTGATTTGTCGTTCCTCAGTAAATGTCTTGAGTGACATGACCTTACGACCTATAGTGTTTGCTTGTGCTTTGTTGCGTTCTTTGTATTTTTTGTGTGCCGATGGTGGCACTTTTAGATCAGAGGGAGTAAGACCCGCTATACCTGATGTATTTGTTGAAGGTGCATCTTCATTTTGTTTTTTTCGTTTTTTTGTAATTTCTTTCATTTTATTGATATATGTGCGATAAACATCTGCTGCACTATTTTTACCCGCAACACGAGCACGTTGCTCCATCGCAACTGCCGCTTGAATCTTGTGTGCATGAGTACGATCAGACTTGTCAATTTTTTTGACACTCTCCTCTGCGTCTTTAGTAGTTGCAAACTTCAATCCATGAATTGTGCCTTCAGGGTCTTCGTCTGTGTATAAGTCGGAGTGCTTGTTGCTTTTAGTGGGTTGTCCCTTCTTTTTAGGAATACGAGGTTCCTCCATAATCATTTCACTTAGTTTTATTGGCATATCTTTTTTGAGTTCTCGTAAATTCTTTTTCCACGCTTGTTCAATAAGATAGTGATTATCCACCATTTTTTCAATTTCTTCACGTTCTTTGATAAGCAACAATGCGGCAGCATAAGAACCCAAACGTGTTCTACCACCCGGAATCTTTTCTATAAGTCGTTTGATGTTGAAAACAAATCGGTCAATCAAATCATATGCATCTTTTTCTTCGGATGTGCTTGGCGAACGGAGTTTCTTTCCACGTTCGTCAATGAGTCCCAATGCATATGCTTCGGTTTCATCGAATGGAGTAGTCAGTCGCTTTAGCAACTGATAGATTACAAATAAATCGACTGCCTTTGCCATTAGATTTTACTCAATATTGCCTCTATTGTTGGATCGGAAACAACTACATTGCAATCGATATCAATCCCTTCTGGTCCTACCCCATACACTACGTTGGGTAACCTTCCAATCAAATCCATGAATGGTTTAATAAACTCTAAATATTCGTATAATCGATAGAACAACATTCGTGTCATCGCATCTCCATCAAATACATTATATAAAACGACCAAGTGATTCAGTATTAGTCGTTCTTTTAGTTCACCTCCGACCTCATACTTTCGTAACAATCGTTTGATGTACTTAATTCTGTTTAAGTCTTCTTGGAATTCTGCATCATCTACACAACTAGGATTCTCATATGCTTTTGCTGCGAATAATAAAAAATTGCCATCGTCTAATGTGTCAAATCTCACAATTATTTTTTTCCAAGTTCACCTTTGTTTTTTGAACCATCAGCACGGGGAATCAATCCCCGTGCCTTCAGTCGAGCAAGTGCCGTAGCACCAATGTTCTCACCTCTTTTATACTTAGCAAGCATCTTATCAAGGTGAGATTTCATCTCCTTACCCTTGAACTTGAGGTCTGCCTCAACAAACTCACGAAAAGTTATCATGAAGCAAACGTACTCAGTGCAACTCGTTTGATGACTGTGTTAGACACTGCAACATACAAGAAATTCTCATCATAAAATATTGAACCTTGATTCACAGGGTCATTAGAACCAAACTGCGTTGTTGCATTATTTGATGTCACTGTCACTTTGTTTGAAACAATTACACGATTCGTGTTTGCAATCGGTGCTGAATTGAACACCGTATTCGCATTGAATACTGAGCGATTACCACGGAAGTTGGTATTTGCTGCAGAAACAAAACGACCCGTAATTGTTGTGTTGGCAGGAACTGTACCAAAGAAGTTCGTTACTGTAACTTTCTTTGATACAGGAGTTCCTGTCGCATCGTCAACAATATAGAGCAAATCACTATCGGCAGTTGTGGTCAACTCTGTGAGTTGTGTTACCTTTTTATCTGCCATTTCATTTCACCTTATTTGGAAACATTGAATGTAGTAATAACTTGACCTTCACCATCACAGACACTATTTGCAACCGCACCAGTGATTACCAAGTTTGCTGCTAAAGTAATGCCATCGTCTGGGTTGTACAATGGGTTACCACCACCAGCAACAGAAATTGACTGTGCGTTGACTTGGTAAGTAGCATCTGCACCAGACCCATCAGCACCACCTTGTAATTTGCCACGGAATATAATTGTATTGTTCGCACCTACCAACAAACGATTTGCGTGTGCACCATTGTTGTTTGCTGTGAATACTGCATGGTTACCACCAACTGTGTTCGCAAGTGTTAGTGTCAAGTTGTTACCAGACGCACCTCCCGCAAATACAACAGGTGAGTTGAATACAACATAGACATTGGCGACTGCGTTAGCAGTCAACTTCCCATCAGCATCTAACCTAAGATATACTTGGTGAATGTCTGGAAATTCAAGATAAGGATTAGATGTATAATCCTTACCTGATACACCTGGGTTTGCTGCAACAAGAACTTCTTCTTGCTGACGAGTATTTCCGTGTGTGTCAACTTTCGTTACACGACGAATCCAACCCTTGCTTGTTGCGATGACATTCCGCTTCGACTTGAAATTACTTTCTTGGGGAAACGGAGTATGTCCTGTTTTATAGAACACTGCGCTATTGGCAGCACCAGTAGCAGATGTGTTCTTTTCGTGGTCAAATCTCCACTTTGGCATTTTGCTTTTCCTCGCTTTTCGTTATACTAAGAACTACTCGACATGATGTAGTTATAAACCCAACTTCTTGAGTTCAGCAATAGTTCTGTCTTTATTTATGTGTTGGATACCTATTCCACCACGGTCTTCAAACTCACGAATATTCTTTATATAGTCATCAATCAATATGTTTGGGCGACCTTTACGATTTGTTGCGTAGTCTGCTTTTTCGGCACGTTGCACAAGGTTTACCCGACTTCTTGGCAATCTTAGGTTGCGTTTACACCAATCGTATTTGCCTGGTATGCTGTTCTTATCCCATTTGGCATATGCTGATAGAATCTGTGGATTATATTTACGACAATATTCAAAAGCATCCATTCCATCCATTGTTTTCAAATCATACCAAAACCGACTATTTTGATGGATTTCATTTTTTATTTCTGCCTTTGCGCCATCGACCACTTGCGGTGCGGTGAAGTCTTTACCAGTGGTTTCCTTCACACCCCGCAAAAAATCAGCAAGTACCCCATCCATATCAAAATAAATTATTTGGTCTTTACCATTAAACTCTTCAAAGAGGTACTTGAACAATCTCATTAATTTTTTCCCATTGCCATCTTTGTAGCAGTCGCATACATCACTTCTTTGTACTTGTCACCGTATCTTTCTTTGAACTCATCTTCTTTCTTTTTAAGTTCTTTGACGATTTCTTCACGTTTTTTCATTTCAGCATCAGTCATCTTCTCGCCTTCTGCCTCACGGACTCGTGCGATTGCCTTTTCCATAATCGACTGACCAACAGTCAATGATTGCTTTGACTCAGTGACAGGCACTTTTGTTTCCATCACGGCACGGAGACGTTGTATTGCAGTCAGTTCTGCACCGACTCCCTCAATCTTGAACCCACCACCTTGGAATGTTACTTTGATGCCATTGTTACGCATTACACTGATAATCTTTTCACGAGGTGAAGTATCTAATGCTTCAAGATCACGAGCAAACCTTGCCGTAACACGAGGAGACTTCTTACCTGCGATTGCTGACATACGATTGGCAAATCCTAAGAAATCTTTCTTGTCCATACCACCCTTTGTCATTGCGTACTGTGTCAGTTCTTTTGCTGCACCTTTGTAATCTGCCTTACTGACATCAAATGGTGGTTCGTCTTTCTTCTCGTCCAGTTCTACATCTTCTTTGACAGGAACCATCGGTATGTTTGTCTGAGCGAGTCCCATTTTGGTTCTAAGCATTGTCATATCAATCCTTTTACCCTTCAAGACAACAGTGCGTCCCTTCCTTGAATACTCAATTTTCTTCTCTTTAGCAATTCTTTCCAGTTTACTTGCCATGTCGGAAGTAACATTCGGAACAGTAAAAGTCACCATTGGAGATTCGGTGAGTTCGACTTCTTCTTTCATACCTTTTGCTCGTGCTTCGTTGTGTCCCTTAGACCAAGCAGTATATTCTTTCGACCCTTTCTTATTAGGGTTGTCATCATACTTCTTACCAGACCGTGCCGCTTTCTTACCTGCTTCATAAGCACCTGCTTCAGCAGGGGTCTTGTATGCTTCTTCAAGGTCAACCGACTCTTTATACATGTTCAGTTCAAACTTCTTATCGTCAAGATTAGCAACTTGAATCTGAACTCCCTTCTTACCGTCTTTACCCATCAATCGGTATTTGTTAGTCTTACCCTTAGATGGTTTGCGAGGACCAGATGCAACCTTGTTATCAATTTCTTTTGGATCAATATCAACACCCAACTTCTTCTTCGCATAGTCGTATGCGTGTTTCATCGCAGATGAAAAATCCTTGTGGTACAAGTCGTATCCAGTTCCACCTGACTTAGATGGGTCTCGTACTTCTTCCATTCCTTCTGGTTTGTCGTGAGTGTATCCCATCTTGGCATACTTCTCATGATCTTCTGGAGATTTTGCTTCAACCCCCTTACCAGTTTTAGGATCATACATCATATGAGGATATTTGACTGCCTCTAAAATGTAATCACCATCTCTGTGTTGCTTAATGCCATCCATACCCTTTAGCATCTCAGGTGTCAAATCAACACCCATTTCTTTAGCAACATCCTTGAGTGGTTTCATTCCTGCCGCACCACCTTCATCAGAAAGTTTCTTCTTCAATGCTTTGAGGAGTTTATCTTTATCGACTTCTTCTTTCATTTCGGTTGGATTTGAAATGTAGTCGTTCATCTTATTCATGCTATTAGATGCGACTGCTAACTTGTTTGTCCACCAAGTCGGAAGAGAACCTTCGTTATCCATTGAGTTTAGTGCACTCATGATTGCTTGTGCATCCTCAATGATTGTCTTACATTGACGTTTTGCCGATGCAACGTCAACGTGACCGTCTTCGACAATCGGTTCTACATTCTCTTTGATGAACATTGATCGAATAGTGCGTTCTAAAGTCATGGTTACATCCCCCCCAAATCATCAAGAATATCACCTAACATATCATTTCTATAATCTTTATTCTTGTTCATCATGTTCAATACTTGTTGCATGCCCATCTTTTTCAACACATCAGGAATCTTTTTGATGACTTCATCTTCTTTTGCGTTGGGTTTTACACCCATCTTCTTCAGTGCCTTGGCAACCAGATTTGCTGTGTCTTCAC